GAACAATAATCAAATGAACAATAATCAAATGAACAATAATCAAATGAACAATAATCAAATGAACAATAATCAAATGAACAATAATCAAATGAACAATAATCAAATGAACAATAATCAAATGAATGGTCACCAAATGAATGGTCACCAAATGAATGGTCACCAAATGAATGGTCACCAAATGAATGGTCACCAAATGAATGGACACCAAATGAATGGTCACCAAATGAATGGTCACCAAATGAATGGTATTTCATGTCAATCACATAATTAAAAAAATGTAAATATAAATTAAATCAAAAAATTTTCCATTATTTTTCATCAGATAAAGTGTGTTCATCATTAATATATTTTGCCAAATGGGAAATTACTTTTGCGGGAGAATACAAATCCTTCATATCATTATGTATATTAGTTAAGAATATTCATTTAACGACATTGCATTTATACATTTCAATTTTTATTTAAATAAAATAATTTATTGTACCGAATTTAATATGTTTATGGCATCGTGTATATTTATTGGTTTATGTGTTAATTTATGAGTTTTCATTATTTTATGTGTATTACTTATTTCGTTCCGCGTTTTATCATAAATTTCATTTATTTCACGTTTTGTGTCTTCGTTGTCGTTTTCAGTTTGGTCTATTAATCCTCTTGACATTGCCATCGTTTTGCACAGAGAACTCATTTTCTTTAAATTGTTAACACATTGCTCACAATCTTCTTCTTCATACATAAAACTAAGCTCGTTATCTATTAATTTATGATATTTTTCTTTAATCATTAATTTTGCTTTTTTAGGCATTATGAGCACCAAATATTTATCTTTATCCATTGGTTCACATGATGGTGTTGGATAAGGTATATCATCTATTTGTCCACATAATATACTATATAATATATTCATTGGTTGTATTGATTTTCCTGAATACATATAATCATATTTTTGACACGTACCTGACGAATAATTACCATAACACCACGTTATCCCTTCTAAATATTTATGAACATTGCATTTTGATTTTAGATCATCAATATTTATTCGCTTATTTGAACTATTTTTTACATAAAATGTAACCCATCTTAAATATTTTTTTAAATTATCCACATTTATTTTTTTATCATCAGACATAATATTTTGATTTTCGTTATTTGGTGATTTTTTAAAATTAACATATGCTTTCCACAGTAACTCAACGTTTATAAAATTTAATTTTGGTATATAATCATTTCCCAATAAAAGTGATACGAATACAAAATCATTGTTATTACATAATGTTTTTTTATAATGTTCATCCAGTAACACATCAATTGACAATATTTTTTCTACTTTATTCTCAAAACTAAATATATGTATTTTTTTTACATTTATTGCAGAGGATAATAATATTACGTCAGCATCATCACTTACAATCATATGACTTTCATTCATTTCATTATTTTTAATGTGTGACATTATTTTTAATTCCGCTTCGTTTGGTTCATCAATCATCAATATTATTTTTATTTTCCATTTTTGTTCTATCTTATCAAGTGCATCACATAAATTTTCACGAAGCGATTTCATAAATTGAGAACCCACTGTAAAATCAAGTGATGATATTGGTTTAGGTGCTTCCAATTTTTTTGATGATATTTGGCGCCTTTTTCTTTGCAATAATGTTTTTGCCAAAGGTGGTACACCATCTGCTGCCAATACAAGTGTTTTTTTAGGTTTAACAATATCCAAAATATTATTTATGTTATATGTCAATCTATTTATGACTTGTTTTTGCGTTCTAGCAAGGTGTCCACATTTATGTAATAAACAATTTAAATCAACGTGTAAATTATCTATTGCCATCATTTGTGTTTTTGTTACATATGCCGAAGCATATGATGATTTTATCCATCCATTAAAATTACTGATTCCCATGATACTTTATTAATATTATTGATAGTAATAAATTATTATTTAACTTTATATTTTCATTTTTTTGCATAATATACATAATTATTTTGCATATATATATTTGCTCATATCACATGATTTTATTAATTTGCACATCATGTCATTTCCACATGTTGGTGCAACTTTTTGTTTTATTTTTTTATTGCGAATTTCATCATGAATAATAAAATCGCCATTATGTGTGATTTCTTTTATTTCACATCGTTTTGATATTTGTACGGTATCGTTATGTAATGGAACGAATGTAAATGTAAATAATTCTAATATATGTTGTGTTTCATCTTGCACCATTAGACTAATCATTCCATATAAATTATGTTCTCTACATATAACCAATTCTTTTTCTGTGTAAATATGTGACACTATTGTTACATCTATGTTTGTTGCGTCATTGTGATTTTTATATAATGTTATTGATGGTTTCCCATGCATGTCATCATAATACCCAACTTCTTTTATGCACATATTTTGGTCATTAATTGACACACTCACTTGATATAATAAATTATTTTCTTCAGTTAATTCAGTTTCTGTTATTAAATTACCCATATCATTTTTTGTTATTTTTGTTAGTTCACTAAATGGTATCATATCATTATCCATATTTGCAATTTTAATTATTATGTAATTACGATCAAATATTTAAATGTATTAATGAGAATTAATGCATTTAAATATTTAATTATTCTATAATCATAATTAAATATTTAAATATATCAACGTACAATAATGGATTCATCAAAATCATTGAGATTTGACTTAATTTTCTCGTATTGGATATTTGCTTGGTTTATAATGTATGTCAATAATATTACAGCATATTCACCAAAATTTGCATTCATTGTTGGCATAATTGAAAATATATTTTTGCTGACATTTATGATTTATATGGGTATCAATAAAACCAAAATAGTTCATTTTGTCATGATTAATACAATAATAAAAGTATTGCCGTTAATATATTTAAAAAAAGAACAAATTATGATAAAAGATATTTATTTTACGATTGTTTTATTTATAATGTTTATATTTTGGTTGCAAATAAATAATCAAAATGTCGTCGATAACACAAAAATAATATTCGATTCTTATTTTGACAACACTAAAAAATCTCCATCAATGTTATTATTTGATTATCTTCAAAAAAAATAAATGTTATTGTGCATAAAATTGATTTTTATTATCTTCACACACATAATATTAATACATTAAACACATATTGTTAATACAGAGTCAACTTGAACAATCAACACGATCACAAAATATATTTGACGACGACATGGTCTGGTATCGAAAATTAAAACATCAATAATATTTATTGCGATGTCAAAATGAAGAAAATAATGAAACAGCTGACGAAACAACTGACGAGACAACTAACGAGACAACAATCAAAATTAATGGACATCGTTCATATAAAACAAATGAAAATGTTGATGAGTTAATCAGTTCATCAAATAAAATTATAAAAATTATTAAAAATAAAATACTTTTTAATCCAATAAATAATACAGACATGGATTTTATTCCCAGTATGTTTCGATACAGATTATGGTTAAGTGAAAACATGACACAACAAAAAATAAATGAAATTAACGATGAACAAACATCATTAATTATGGCATATGATGATAATTTTAATATTGATGGCTTATCTGACACTGACATGATTGGTATGATAGAAAAATTGTCAGCAGAAATAAAAAATAATAAAAAAACACAAGATAATAATGTTAAAATACATGTCGTCATTGATTTGCGATTATATGGTCCCGACTTATATATTCATGTTTATGTGGGAGACGTGCAATATTCATTAACTGATGAACAACGTTTTGATATAAAAAAAAGTTGGACAAAAGTTAAATAAGTAAATAATTTATTAATCTAATCATCATTTTTTATTTTTATAGGTTTTGGCGCAGATAATTTAACATTTAGTATGCGTGACATTTTATTAACATGTGCGTTATTTACAATTGCACTTCCATTTTCGTATCGTTGAATGGTTCCTTTAGGAAAATTACATTGCACATTTAGTTGGTCCTGTGTCAGTGCTTTTGCTGCACGCGCTTGTTGTATTTGTTTACGGAGAGTAATCGATGATGTTTGTAACATGATTTCATTATTTTCTATTTTTTTATCACGAATAGATTGTTCAGAAGGCTGAAATTTGGAAGTTTTATTTTGAGTCGCTGTTTTTTTAAGAACAACAGGTTCCCAATCTTGGTGTACAAAGTCACTATTTTTCGTATTTTTTGATGTCATGTTTATTTATATTATTAAAGTAATATAAATAAATATATTTCAATTTTTATGCCAAAATTCTCGTCTTCCAGATTTTTCATTAGCTCTCCACATTTTATATGATGGCATTATTTTTATTTCCTTGTCACTAAAAAAAGTGTGACTCAAATCGTTTTCTTCAAGATCGCATGTAAATCCGCATTTGTGTTTTTCTTTCGCGAAATTTTTATATTTTTCTTTTAATTCTTTTTCTTCATTTTCTTGCATTTTTTTAAGTTCCATACGTTTTACATCATCGATATATTTTTTTGCTTCTTCTTCATCGAAATTATATTTTTTTGATAATAATTTTATTATATTCATCATTATTATGCGTGTCAGTTAATGATTTTAATATTATGTTACATATTTATAAGCAATATTATTAGTGATTCAATTTTTTATAAATAAAGACTATCAACGTTCACGACATCCCTCATGATTAACGATTCTATTTTTTCAAGTGTCGGTAATATTCCGATATCATTATTTAACACACATAAATTTGCTATGTCTGTTACTATTTTATTTAATTTTAACATATTTTTAACAAAATTTCCTTCATATACGTCAGTCACATTTAATATTTTTTGCAAAGAATCACCATTTGCCCACATATACGAAGATACCATGTAATTAAATTTTATATTCCAAAATGTGTCGGCACCTTCATAATACACTCTTAATTCATTTTCTTTTTGTAAATATTCATTTGCTGTCTTTTGTATTTTGTGTATCGTGTTTTTGACAGGCAATGAACATTCTATATCACTTAACAACGCATCATTATTAGTCACCGTATCATCTATAAATATTGATAACACTTGAACTATTTCTATAGGTGTCAATTCGCAAAGTAATTTTTGAGTTATAACTTCCGTCAACAATAAACAATTGCAGTCATTTATTTGTGCGGCTAATATTCCTTTTATTGTTACGTCTGACTTATTAATATCATTTGCTAATTTATCAGTTTTAGCAATAAAATCATACTCCATTAATAATTTAATTATTTTATAACTATGATTTAGTAATATATTTTTATCGTTTTCCAATTTGTTTTCTAAATTTAATTTCTGATGATTTATGTCATTTAATTCTGAAACTAGCAAATATTTTTCATTAAAATTTTTTATGTTATATGTTTTTTTTTTAATTTGTTTCTGTTCCTTCAATTGCTTTTTTGATAACGTTATCGTAACTCCAAGTTCTTGCTCCATATTTTTTTGGTTAGCATATACTTCATCATAATTTTGTATCAAAATATATGTATCTACATCAATAATATCATCAATTTGTTCTTTTAATAATTTATGTTTATTTATTAGTACATTTATTTTATCCGTTGTGGCTTTTATTAATTTACTGTTATTAATGTTAAACAATGATTTATCAAAAAAATCGGAGACATTTGTTGAACACGATAACGCAATTTTTAAATGGAAACTGTAATTTTGATTAAATTTTGATCTTAATGGCTGTGACGTACCGGTTAAAATATCTTTGACATCAGTTTCGTCAGGAAATTTAAACAAAGGTAATATTACGACATGTCCAACTGTATCCTTACCTCGTCTACCAGCTCGTCCACTCATTTGTTTATATTCAGTAGGCGTCAAATACCGCATCTTTCCGCCAATATTTTTTTGTAAACTAGTGTATGCCACTAATCTAGTGGGCATATTTACACCGACAGCAAATGTTTCCGTCGCAAATAATACCTTTATTAAACCTTCGTTAAATAATATTTCTATTATCTCTTTTAAAATCGGCAATAATCCTGAATGGTGATAACATATTCCTGTCTGTATGAGATTTTGAATCTCAATATATTGAGATTTATTTTCATAATTATTTTTGTATTTGTACATGTTTTTATCAAATATTTTTTTTATTTGCTGAACTTCTTCACGCGTAACCAATTGTTCAGATAAATTTAATGATTTTGCATATTTTTCACACCCTTTTCGAGAAAATGAAAATATTATTGATTGTAGATAATTATTATTTTTAACATACGTCACAAAATCAGACATTATACCGAAATCTGTTTGCGGATTTTTATTATTTTTTGCTCTCAATTCATTTGCTTTAATATATGTATCTTTTGCATTCTTGAAATTTAATGTGCTAAAATTATTTTCGCCGTTTTGCATTACGGGCATTATTTTATCATCCACATATATATAATGTATTAGTGGAACAACTCGAAATGTTGTTGATATTAGATGCATATTTTTGTTTTTTGCAGTCATTATCCATTGCGCAAATTCGTGTTGATTTGATATTGTTGCTGATAATAACGTCAGCTGAATTTTTGGATCAACTATCACAATTATTTCTTCCCATACTGTTCCCCTACTATCATCATTTATATAATGAACCTCGTCTATTATTATATTTGTTATAGAATCGGTAAAATCAAATGAAGGTAATTTGGTTTTACTTTCATTTTCATTATTATTTTCTGTTTTTGTATCTAACTTATACAAAGCATTTTGCAATATTTCAGCCGTCATGATAACAATATCAGCCATTGGATTTATTGTTATGTCGCCAGTTGAAATGCCTATTGTATAATTTGTGTCAAATTTTTCGTTCAAATATTCCAACGTTTTTTTTAATTCTTTATATTTGTCATTTGATAATGCTTTTATTGGAGTTATATACACACATCTTCCATTTTTTTTAAATAATGAAAAAAACATCGCAAAAATTGCAACTGTTGTTTTTCCAGTACCTGTATGTGCCGTGACTAACACATTTTCGTTATTCATCACACATGAACATGCATATTTTTGATACACATCACATTCATATGGAAAAACAACATTTAATTCTTCATCATTTACATTATTTTTAATATATTCATTGTGATTTTCATCAACAGTATCAAATATTATAACTTTTGGTTCCATATTTTATACTGTCCGAAAAATTTATTTAATATATCGTTTACAAATATATGTTTATTTGTTGATAATATATGCTCATATACACCGAATATTTTAATTTCAAATTTATTTAATGTTTGGCACTAAATGTCGATCATTAATGGTAGCCAAAATAAATTACGTGTGAATGATATATAAATAGACATTTTATTTTTTTTTATTATGTCATAATAATATTACAATATGGAATCTGACAATCAAGATAATGGACTAATGACTAAAATATGGGGACCACCCATGTGGGATAGTATTAATCATGTGGTTTTTGGTTATCCAAATAGTCCATCATTTAAACAAAAACAATATTATAAAATATATTTCTTAAATTTGGGAAATATTTTACCATGTTCATTATGTCAAAAATCATATAATTGTTTCATATCTGACAAAAATTCAGATACATATCTATCTGACGATGTTCTCAATAACAGACAAACATTATCATTGTGGATATTTAATTTGCATAACAGAGTAAATAAAAAATTAAATGTTAAATATGTTATCACATATGATGATTTCGTCAAAAAATATGAATCATATCGTGCAACATGTGACCCAAAATTTAAAGGATGTGTTATGCACCCCCCCGCTAAAATACACTCTTTTGAAAATGCAGATAAAAAAAATTGCGTAATTATTCCTAAATCAGTCGCAAAATGTTTCACTAATTATGCGTCATCTCGTGGAATTATATTTGATTTAGATAAATATGATGAACTATTGAAAACACATGAATGTTCTCAAAATAAAGAATGGAATATGCGTAATAATGAATGTACAGAAATTTTAAAACATATGCGATATAATGGTATTCCATCAATTGAAACTGATGGAAATTTTGTTGGTATGCCCACCGTAGATGAACTTAAATTAATATCCAAATTATGCAGCTCAATGGACCGTTCATTGTTATTTGAATTAACCAATAAATTAGGACATAAAATTAAGCGAGTTTACAAATTAGACATATCGTAATAAATTAAAATTTATTTCCATATAGATTTAGTACTTACTTTTCCATCATATTGCCATAAAGTATTATCAATTGGACAAGAAAATTGTTTGTTCTTTACTAAAACACACATACAATCAGCATGAAAAAAATGTCCACATTTACCTTTTACACATTCAACATCAATTATTCCTTTATTTATGTTATTAATTGTTGGTGCATAAATTTGTCGCTTGCATAATCCACAACTGTTATCAGAAAAATTAGCACCATCAAAACCCCAACTAAAATACATTTTGATACTTGATATTTTAATCGGAATGGGTACGTGCTTATCAATGTGTCCTTCCTTTGGTTCTTTATTTAGTTCTTCTTTTGATTCTTCCTTTGGTTCTTCCTTTGGTTCTTCCTTTGGTTCTTCCTTTGGTTCTTCTTTTGGTTCTTCTTTTGGTTCTTCCTTTGGTTCTTCCTTTGGTTCTTCCTTTGGTTCTTCCTTTGGTTCTTCCTTTGGTTCTTCCTTTGGTTCTTCTTTTGGTTCTTTATTTACTTTTTTCATTTGCTCTCCAATTAGTTCTTCTGCTGTTTGCATTATTGAATATTAACTGGTCGCGTTATTTTATTATAATATATAACATATCATATTATTCAGATAAAAATTCAATTTTTTATAAATTAAAGAGTATGTTTTAACCCGCTAAACATGTGTATATATTTAGACGGCTTAATATTTTCTACATATGATTTTTCATTTTGCATTTCATTTATTATTTTTTGTCGTGTGTCGCTGCATACATCGTCATTAAATTTTATCGTAAATGACGTCACATCATGTTTTCCATCATAATGCCATATTATAGACATATCACAATGCGTTATATTTATACATGCATTATTTTGCACATCATTTTCTATTTTTTGAATATTAATGCATTCTTGAATGGGAACGCCATTAACTATGTGTCGTATCTGCAATAAATATTCACCAATTATTCGCTTATTAGAATTTGTATTCATATATACAATATTCATACCATGATATTTATTAAAATATATATTTTTTAGATTATAATACGTATCATGCCTATCATGTATAGTTCCTGGCAGTGATGACACGGGAGAATTTATTGATAAACCACACGCATTTCTATGTCCCCCGCCACCATATAATTGTGCAATCGTTGTTACATCAGTTCTATCATTCATTGACCGCAAACTAAAACCAGTAGTATCATTAAAACTGTTGACACTATATACTGCAGAAAAATTACAATGTATCAATTTGTTTAGCACCTGATTGCCAATTTCAGATCTAAATACGTTAGAATTAATATGTGCCACGATATAATGTTTATTTTTAATTGTTATAAATATTGGACTTGCATGTTCAATTATAGATTTTATCATTATATCATTTTGCTTTAACATAATAGAACCATTTACTTCAATACATTTCATAAGTTCATCATCATTTGATAAACGTTTATATTCATTAAATGTGTGCGCAATTGATGGCATGTATGCGCTGTATTCTAATGTTAATGGCATTTGTTTTGTCCAAATATCATTGTCTTGAATATACTGTATCAATTTTGGCACGGGTCCATCTGGAAAAAAGAATTTCCATGCCATATATGCCCCCGAATATTCCATGTTAAATACCTTATATTCATCTGAAATATGTTCCAGTTCATTCACTGCAGATTTGTGATGATCAATTACAGCAAACTTTTTAGAAATTCCTATTATTTGTGTCGTTATGTGTGACTTAAAAGAATAATCAAATACGCACACATTTTTATCAATAAACTCGCTGAACGGTATTTCAGTTGTATAACTCATCGGAATGTATTTTATTTTTTTATCTGGAAATTGTCTTGTCAAAAATTGATTTGCAGAAAATGCTGCACCAAATCCATCGTCACAATTCGCATGATATATAACAACATCAATATCTTCTTTTTTTAAAATAAGCTTGCTAAAATCAATGTATGTCATTTTATGATTATGTTATGTCATTCATAATTATTATGTCATGTGTAATAATTATAATTTCATTTTTTATGATTAAATGTGCATGAATAAATCAATAATTAAGTGTAAAAATTTAATTTGACAGAACTGGACCTTCACCTGTTAAATTTATTTTATTATTTATGCACTTATCATAATAATCATCTGGAACCACACAAATATTATGCATCAACTTTGCGCCATATGATGCATAATAATTCATTGGATGAACCGATCCAATTACGTCATTAAAAAAATGCAAGAGTGAACTTTGAATATTTTTCAAGATATGGCTTAATTATATTTGTATCATGTCTTTGAAGTTTACCAAATGATATTAATTCATCAATAAAACGTTTATGTTCTTCAATATTTTGTTTAAAAATTGTGACCCGATATAACACAGCCAAAAATCCAGTCATACATTGGAAATACATGCCCGCATTTATAATGGCTTCATCTTCGTCGAGTTTCAATTGTTTTTATATTTTATCTTCGTGACAAAAATAACCGAATCCTCCACTTGATTGTAACGTGGATGCAAACGTTATACATCCAAAATCATGATGTTCCTTAAATGCATTATTAATATTATCCATAAATCGATAAAAATGAATTCCTATATGATATCGCAACGAATTATTTTTTCCATCAATCTGTTTAAGTTGTGAAAAAAATCTATAAATACGTTAAGTCATTTACTTCTTTAAAAAAATTTAGAGATGACGGTAATAATTCATGTACAATTATGTCGTGAGGAACAACAAATGACTCACGCCCTCCATTTTTTTCCAATTAATCCGGTCCATTTAAAAATTTTAAACAGAGAATATTTTTCTTGAATTTCAGCATCACGATGAGCCATTTCACAAACAAAACGTTTAAGCTCTTCATGTAATCTAGCAACCTTAACAATTATTAATCCAAGCTTTCATCGTAATTCCGCGTTTTCCGAAAGGTCCATTTTTATCACAAAACTTTTGAAAATTTTCATAAATCTTCATCGAATGCTCAAAATTATATTTTTCTTCTTCTTCTTCATTGTATTCTCGCAAAAACTCATGTGCAAAAGTATAATTGACGTCATGCACACATGACACAATATGAAGCACACACAAAAATAATTATATTGATCATTGCCGTTTTTATTAAATTTATTGATTATATATTATACGATATACATTATAATAAGTTAATTATTTAATTTTTTGCCATGCTGCGATTATTATACAACATTAAATCAATATCATTATCGTAATCATTTAATTTATCTTCATCACCGTTATCATAACTTTCAATAAATCGTGATATTTTTGTTTTTATCCTGTTATCCATTTCATTATGCGGATCTAACATGTCTGCTTTTTCTTTAATTATTTCGGATGCTATTATTTTTAATTCGTCAACTACATCTTTTTTAAAACGTTCAATCCATTTATCTCCATCATTAACTGTCACATATTTTTTATTTTTTTTATTTGATATATAAATGTTGTGATATTCTGGTTTTTCATTATTGAAATGTATGTGCTCAGTTAATGCTTTTGGTGCACGTAGCCTTTATTTAATATTTTTCTGTACACTGCATCACTTATAAATGACAAATCTTCTTTTCCGAAAGCTATTGTATTATTAGTTATATTGCATTTTTCATATTTTGTGTTATTTATTATTTTCTTTTGTGAGTTTATTATTTTTTTCATATCAATTATTTTTTTATTTTGTTTTTCCATTTGTTTTTCTATCACATTTATTTTTGTCATCAATATATTTAAATCTTCTTTATTATGCTGATTAATTTCTTTGCACTGTATTTTACGGTTATTATGATGAATATAATTAGATTTCCTATCAAAAGTACATAAACATCGTTCACAAGTATACACGACCATTAATATTATTATATATTATAACTTAATTTAACTTAATTTAAGTTAATTTAGATTAAATAAAAGTGACAATACATACAAACATTTATATTCATTAATATAAAAAGATACCACGTAAACAAAATAAAATCAAGTTCATAATTATTTTTAAGAGGGGGGATTTAGGTTAAAATAAAAAACTTTTCAAAATATTTTTTTTCAAATGAAAATGTTTTTTTTTTATTGAAAAATCACGCGAATATTTTTAATTACACATTATTTTTTACCATGTTACGATTATTATACAACATTAAATCAATATCATCATCGTAATCATTTAATTTATCTTCGTCACCATTATCATAGCTTTCAATAAATCGTGATATTTTTGTTTTTATTTTATTGTCTATTTCATTTTTTGGGTCTAACATGTCTGCTTTTTCTTTAATTATTTCGGATGCTATTATTTTTAATTCATCAACTACGTCTTTTTTAAAACGTTCAATCCATTTATCTCCATCATTAACAGTCACATATTTTTTATTTTTTTTATTTGACATATATATGTTTTGGTATTCTGGTTTATCATTGTTGAAATGTATGTGCTCAGTTAATGCTTTTGGTGCACCGTAGCCTTTATTTAATATTTTTCTGTACATTGCATCACTTATAAATGATAAATCTTCTTTCCCAAAAGCTATTGTATTATTCGTTATATTGCATTTTTCATATTTTGTGTTATTTATTATTTTCTTTTGCGCATCAACTGTTTTTTCTAAATCGTTGATTTTTTGTTTCATCTTGTTCATTTCGGTCATCACAAATTGAATGTCATCATTTTCTTTTTTTTCGATGACTTTGCATTGTATTTTTCTATTCTGATGAGTTTTATATGATGATTTTCTATCAAATGTACAAAAACAACGTTCACATTCATATAATGGCATTATTATGTTTATTAATAATACCACTATATATTTTAAATGCATTATTTTGCATTAATTCTGCAATTCTGCATTATTTTGCATTAATTCTGCAAAAATAAAGTAATAACCTAGATATATAATTTTATCGTATGTAATAAATGTAATAAGGATGTGATATCAAAAATAATGCATTTATTGGTATTTTTAAAGGAGGGGGGGGGATTTGGGTTAAAATAAAAAAACTTTTCAAAATATTTTTTTTCAAATAAAAAATGTTTTTTTAATTGCAAAATCACGTGAATATTTAATATGTTTTATTTATACGGTATCAAATGGTACTAAATAAATATTATTGCTTTTAACTAATTGCACGTTTTGCTTTGCAATTATTACAATACATCACGTTTATTTTTTCTTCGCGATTAATAACGGTGTTCAATGATCTGCACATTTTACATTGAATATTCGACACAATGAAATTTTTTAAAACTTTTTCAATATTTTTTAATTTAAATCTTCCGACAATTACGAAACTTTTATCGGCTTGTATGTTTATTTGTGTATGTAATTCTTTCTGCATATAATCGTGTATAATATTGATATCTCTCCCTATGATTTCAGCTATTTTTTCGATATTATTTATTTTTGTTTTTTTTCCTTGAAACGATATTTCGGGTGGAACAATATATTGCTTCTTTGTAGGATTACTAAAACATGATTCCATATTTAATATTTCATAACATCTTAAAAGATGTTTATTTGTCGTGCATATTTGGTCACCCTTTATCATATTTATTGTTGTCGTTTATGGTTAATCAATGGTATTATATATAATGTTATTTTACGCGGTTCAACATTTATTTTCAATTTATTTTCAATTTTTGTCAACATAAATAATTAATTTGATATATCATTTACAATATCTTTAATATTTCCTTTAATATTATGATCAATTAAATGGCAATGCATTATCACAGAATAAGATGCTTTTATGAAAGCTTTTTGCATGTCCAATATATTTTCATATAAATCATCAACTATAATTATATTTTTACATGATATATATTTTTGTGATATTTTTAATAATTCAGGTCCTTTTTTAATGTTGAAATACACATCGTCAATAAATTTGTCAATTCCAAAATATTTTATATGGAATAATGTTATTTGTTCAAGATATGCATTACGTGATGATAACAAAACTATATTACAATTATGTTTTTTTGCGTTATCTAAAAATTCAAATAAGCAAATATCGTCAAGAAGTTCAGGAGGATTTTTCTTTAAAAGTTCAATCCAATTTTGAAAAACAAAATTATTTGCTAAATTATGATCATGTGATATATTATAATATTGTTCATATTTTAATTTCCACCATAATTTGTCAAACAATACTTTATTTTTAAATATTGTGTTATCAATGTCGATAACAATCAGTGAATTGTCAATTATATTTATAAATTTAAAACTATTTACATGTTTCATATCTTATTGACATATGTTTTATAAATTTAAAATTATTTATAAATTAAAATTTAGTTTATCAAGTTCAATGACTAATTTAGCATATGTATCTTGATAGTCGTCACGTAATTTATCATTTGCACAATCCACCCATTTTTTACAAACCTCTTTTATTTTATCTTTCTGCAAAAAGAAATGCTTTTGAATTACTTCTGTAAATTGTGGATATTTATTTGGTTCCGTCAGTAAATTTAACATCGAATGTTTCATTGTGTATAGACGTATATTCATGTTATATGCGTCGCTTATACTTTTTGAACTGTTTGATTCATATCCAGGTTCGTTATAATATGGTTGCTCTACCATAATTTGTCCTTGGATTGATATAAATACTTGATATAATGTTGACGCTTGTGGAATCCATTTTTCGCTTTCTGCGCCACTCCATGTGCCAAGTATAGAAAGACATACTTTTCCACTGTTATATAAATTTGGATTAAATCGTTCACCTCCAGTATTTAAAAATTGCATTTTAGGTGGTCCGCTTGGATATGATGGTTCGATATATGTGTCAAATATAAAACATCCTTTTTCATATGGAGTATCTTCGGGACCAGTTATTAAAACACGAACTGCACATAAATTATTAGGATCAGTTCTTATGAATATGCTTGCGTTATAATGTATTGGCGTTGATTGCATTAATGTCGTATATTCTTGCACCATTCTTTTTTGATATTTAACAGGTGTATCATTATTTTTTTTATATGATTCTTCATATGCATAATTTGTGCCAACAATAGGTGAATCATCAAATTTTAAATCACTCATAACTTCATAATATTTAATCCATTCTGCATTTGTTTTGTTTTGAATTTGTATGTTTTGCTTTTTATTATCTTCTATTTGTTCTATTTGTTTTTGTTTATATTCAGTATGTATTGTTTTTATCATATCATATATATTTATGTACATCATGGGAACAATATCAAGTTTACAATTAGATAATTTTAATGCAATATTCATCACACTTATTAATTCTGTCATGACATCAAATAATGTTTTACCATTGTGTGATATATCAAATAAGTGTATAGCATCATGAACAGCAAAATTTTGCAATATTTCGCACACAATTTTATGAATATTGTCATGTTTTTCTATTTCGAGTAAAGATGCACCCAGTAACATTGATTTTATATATGTCATCAGACACGAATGTTTAATTGCGCTGTATAAAATGTTCATATTTCCGCGCGAAAATGTTGTTATGTCATTTAATATTTTTTTCAATGTGTGAATTATTTGATTATCTTTTTCTTTCTGTAAATTTAAATATGCATTAATATCCCACTCCTCAGAGTTTTTTGAGCTGCCGTATCCCGTTCCAGAATTCCACACAGTTTTATTTTGTTTTGTTTTTGCTTCCGTCAGACCAATATTTTTTAATTTATTGGATGAATATTTTATGTCATCAATACATAGTGAATTATTATTTAAATTTCCAGTTAACGATCCAAGTTTTGCCAAGTTTTGTTCTATCGGCATAAATGCACCATCGGGAAATTCTTTAATATTGTTTAGTTGAGTGTCTTCAATTATATTTCCATGTTTTTCGATTATTCCATATATTTTTGTTAATATATATTCAACTGTTCTAGCAGTACTCCAATATTCAAAACTCAACATTTGCATACCAGATATTTGTTTCATTAACGCATTGTCAAGTAATGGTCTCAATATGGTTACATTAATTGGATAATTTGGATATATCGTTTCGTGAAAAGATAATTCAATTTCAACATGGTCGTAACCATACAATGATTTTATATTTTTCAATGATTTGTTCAACTTTTGTGAATCAAAATTTTGCATCGTGACTTTCCAATGATAAATATTATTTTTAATCAAATTTATGTTTATTTTTGGATCGTTCAAATATAATTTATGTGCTGACATAAATTCATCTATTATCAATTGACTTACTGTATTTTTATCGTATATCCTCAACGTGTCATTTTGTTGAGAATTAATTGTTAGTGGACTTATTGAATAATTCTTGTATGATTCCAAATCTTTTTTTAATTTTAGCGAGTCATATTCAGAAAATTCAATATGTGCTCTTTCTTTCTTTGGCTCAAGTAAAATTATTTTGCTTATTTTGCTTATTTTGCTAATTAATTTATAAAATGATGGTTTTTTAATTGCGTACATATTAATCGCAATTAAACCATCGGTATTCATATGCGTATCTTCATCTATAAATTCTATCTCAAAAATATCATTTGTATTTATTTTAATTTTTATTTTATCATGCAAAACTGTAAATGTCATCGTTTTATCATTGACCATAACCATATCATTTATTTTATCAATTTTAGAAGCATTCCATTTATTGATGCCATATAATATTTCTTCCATTATTCTATTTAATTTTGTCTTTGTGTGTATATTTATTATAATTACACAGCTATGTAATTATCATATTAAAAAATCAATTTTTTGGTCAATAGATGGACAACTAATTACTGTTCATTGTATAAAGGGGTAGTTTTATATAAAAATTGTTACGTATTATACTTTAATAAAATATATATTGAAAACATTAATTTTTTTATGCAAAATTAAAAAAAAATGTAACGATGTAATTGATAAATATACATAAATAATATCATGTGTTTATTTATATAAATAATATGTATAAAGTAAAATTATTTTGTATGTCAATATTATTAATAAATGCCTACTGAATTAGAAACATTACTAGAACTTGATATGCAAGGCGGTGCTAAAAAAATGAAGACACATGCAAAGAAAGCTCCTAAAAAGAAAACTTCCGCAAAGAAAACTTCCGCAAAGAAAACTTCCGCGATGAAAACTTCCTCAAAGAAAACTTCCGCGATGAAAACTTGCGCGATGAAAGCCCCAAAAAAGAAATCCGCAAAGAAAACTTCCGCGAAGAAAACTTCCGCGAAGAAAGCCCCTAAAAAGAAATCCGCAAAGAAATGCGTTGATGTTCCTCTTAAGGCTGCTCCTAAAAAGAAGACATCTGTAAAGAAATCTTCCGCTAAAAAGGCACCAAAGAAGAAATCCTCCAAGAAATAAATTATTTTAACATTCGATAATTTATATCAATAAATTACTCGCTAAATAGTAAACATTTTTTATTATTTATCATACTTTTGAATTAACCAGATCAATATATTTTTTATGCTGATTTTTTCTATGCACGACATTTGTTATTCTCAGTAATGAATTTATATTTGGCGCATATTTATCATTTTTAATTGCATCGTCAACAAGTTCAACCGCAAATTTAGAATCATGTTGAAGCAAATTATCATAACAATAATGATCTAATTTATCATGAGATTCCATTATTTTATCCATAACTAGTCTTGCACAATTTTCTCTCAATTTAAGAACTGATTTTTGTATGTTTAATGGATATTTTTTAAGTGATATCCTTTTTATATTAATTTCGTGAAAAAATTCATAAACGGAATCATCATATGCAAAATTATCGCTCGATTTTGGAAATGGCATCTCATAAATTACACACAATTTTAAAATGTTATGTGTAATTTTAAATCCGTTCGACACAATATATTCAACACAATTTAATATTTTTTTGTTTAGTTCACAATCTTCATGTTTATGTTGACTAATTAATATTTTAATGCATTCATAATTTGGTTCAATTCGCATGTTCATTATTGTTTTTATCGTATCAATTGATGCTATTTTACATCCTTTTTTTAGATGTTTAATGTTACATTCTAATTTATCGTTGTTATTTAAACACAACATCATATATTCAATACAATTTGATCCACATGCATGCATCAACGTATCTTCATTTGGCTTATCATAACCATGATCTATTATAGATTGACCTATGTTTACTATTTGTTTAATATGATTATTATATATAGAAATATACTTGATAATTTCATTACCGTATCTTTTTTTTGCATTAATGTGCATAAATGAATTAATTCTTATATATTTCATCATGTCAAACGTTATTGGAACGTTTAAATCTATTATCGTTTGTATTAGCGATAAATGTACCGTTATATGTTCCATATCATTTTTAATTCGAGGAACATAATTATTCAAAATACATGTATCACATGATAATTTTGAAAATAATAATATTATTGATTCTCGCGTTATATAATTATTATTTAACGCATAAATCAACGTTATTATTTCTTTTAACGGTAATAATAATTCTTTATTTATTGTGACATGATATAATATTATAAATAATGTATTTTCGCTAATTTTGTATCCATTTGAAATCATTATATCAATAATATTCATGAGTTTGTTTGGAATTATAGATTTAATAATTGTGACTAAATCATTATCATGTGGCACTACATTTAATTTAATAGATTTGTCATCGTTTGCGCAGCGTATTATATCATTTATGATGATGCTGCTATTATTATTGCTATCATCAATGTAATATGTTGTGTATCCACAATATGTATTATTAATTGTCGCTATAAGAATACTTGCCATTTGTTGTTTTTGTTTGGTACTAAATATTTTATTAATGTACGTACCGTTCTTAATTATTGCACATATGATGATGAGCATATTAATGTCAATGTCACAACAATTAACGCACATTTTTTCTAATCCGCCAACAAAATTTGCAGCTAAATTAGTTTTTTGGTATTCGTGTTGAAATTCATTTTCTTTTAAATTTTCACGGATAAATACCAAACATGGTTCACAATTATTAAAAAAATAATCATTTTGACTTTCGATAAGATTATGTTTAATGTTCATGTTAATTGGTTTTTAATTAATTGTTTAACTCAGCTAAATAATTAATATTGTTTATTATTTTCAATTTTTTATAAATTAAATATTTTAATAACCGCATTCGATGAACATTATTTGCACATCTTTCTATTGCCTCGCGCGTTACGATATATTTTTTTGTTTTCATTGTGTTACATAATTCATCGTTATATAATAAATTAGTTTCGTAAGCTTCACCAAATAACACAATACAATGATGCGTCACTAATATAATATCGTAACAATATTCATCAAATTTTAAATCTTTAATACACGATATATTTTTTTTGTTTTTTATTTTACATTTTGCCGAATGCGTCATAAAATCTTTAATTTTATAATATTGTTCTTGCTTGAGCACTTTATCACGCAGTTTATATTGTTCTGATTCCTGCACATCTTTTGTTATCCATTTTTTATTTGGTAATCCATATACGTGTCATATGTGGTATACACATTCATATGGTAAAATGCAATTTTATGGAATGTCAATATTGTTCAATATTATGTGTTATATGTGTTGTGATGTTATGTTAATTCCTTCTTCTATCAATAATTTAATCACATCATAACATGATGCATAACGTGATACACATTTATCTAAACATTTATGAATTTATTATATTCATCATGCGGTACATCACGATCAATATCATATTTGATAATTTCACTTAAATTTATATAAAATGATTCTAATTCAAGTAGTAATGTATTTATCAATGTTATGTTAATTTAAAAATATTAATAGTTTGTTATATGTTAGAAATAAATTAAAATCATTTTTTTATGAATCCATAATGTTTCAATAATTGTATTCTTTGTTTGCGTTCATCACATAATGATATTGCATCTAACGTAACTGTATATTTATTTTCTTTTATTGCATCACATAATTCTTTACTATATAGTTTATTATCATTTGTTGCATTATTAAAATTAAACAGTGTGGGTGAATGATGTTTAATTAATATCATATCATAACAATATGAATTGAATTCTATTTTTTCTTTTTCCATAAATGTTTTTACGAGTTCGAACGTTGTTTTGTTAGTTTTATTTTGAACCATCTTATACAACTTAAATTGTTTTGATTTTATCATGACAGATGATATTGATTTTGATGCTGTTAAATCATACGTGTGACATATTTTTAATAACATTACATCAGATGGATTACATTTTTTTGGTATCGGTATAGAACGCAATGTCATGTATTCAATATGATTATCTGATAATTGTATATTTTCGTTTAAAATTGTATTTATGATATCTATTGAAGGACACTGCATTGATAAACACTCATCAAGACATTTTTCATTAACAATTAATTTCATGTTTATTAATTTTTGTACAATTATATTTTCGCTATTTTTGCATGCCGCATATAAACATTCCATGGAAGGACAAATATTTTTTTCTACACAATAATCAAATAATAGTTCGTTTTGCGTTTGGCACGAAAATAACATTGATTCATCAGTCGGAATAAAACCTTTTTCCACTATTTTATCAAATATTTTTTTATAATTTTTACAGTCATTATCTTGATAATTATCTTGATACATGTAAAGAATTTTTATAACGTTTAAAATATTTAAATTTAAATCATCATTATTTTCAATAATTTTATTTAATAATTTCCATTTACAATTAGTAAAATTTCTGCTATTTTTAAAATATTCAATTATTTGTTCATTTGATGGATTAATATCGTTGTCTAAAAAATTTATTAAAATTCCATCATATGTATCATCTGTATCATATAGCAATATTGTGAAATCTTTTATTTTATTTTTTATTAATATGTCTACACCAATTTGATTATATTTATATCCCATTAAATTAATTAAACTATAAAATGACTGAATTCTTAAAATATGGTTGTATCTATATTTTATTGAGCTGATACATGATTTATTATATAAATCGCTGATCATGTTAAAATAATCATCATCAAACACAATCATATTCATAAATTTTTGATAGGACGCAATTTTAGATATTTCATAAATTTCATCATAAGAAAAAATAGATAATCGTGACATTATGTATTTTTTGTTTACGTTTTTATCTTTTGATTTTAATTCTTCGCAATCAAAATTAATGTATCCACATAATGATAAATTTATTTCTTGATTTTTTGTAAATTCATAACCTTTATCTATTATAATTTTCACCCAATCAAAGGTATAATCATTTTTGATGCATGATTTTAAATATGCCAATATTTTATCCATTTGTTTCGTTGTTGGTGTTTTCATTGTCATTAATCCAACAAATGCATTCTCTGCTGATTTTATAGTAATCCATTTTGGAACGCGTGATATTGTAGTTATTAATCTATCATATACATCATCAGATATATTATTGTTAATGTTATTGTCAATAATTTTGTCTAAATTATTAATAAATGTATGAACCGGTAGAGATAATGCATCTATTATTGTTATGTTATTGTTCATATTTTTATATACTTAATTTTATTACAATTATTAGATGTGCACATGATGACGTAATAAAAATCAATTTTTTTGCGTGTTAATATATTCACTAATATACTAAAATTAAAGATATTATTATTGATTAGTATACCGTGTTCAAAATAATACGCAACATATTTGTTCATTTTTGTGTTATAATAAAAAAAAACTAAATATCATTTAAATCTATGTCAGAATTATCATCTGAATCATTATCGTCACCAAATATTATACCATCAACGTTATCTTCTTTATTTTCATCGAATCTTATTAATTTTTGTCGTCGTAATAATGATGTTTGGTCAGGAGTAAACTTATGCAATATATCATATACGTAATCATCCGTTAAGTCATTACGTGCTGACACTAAAATAATATCGCCCGGATTCATATATACTTTTTTGTATAATGCGCCGCGTATGTTACCATGTACACCCTTTGCACCTTCATTTATATTAATTTCTAATCTCGAACCTCCAAGTTTTTTTACGACTAACGCATATCTATATGATGGATCATCTTCTGCATACATCATTTCATTTGTTTTTTTAACTCGTCCAGTTTTATTTTTTTTATAAGCTTTTCCTCCAACAGTATTTCCTTTTGGCATATTTCGTGAAGGTATTATTAATTGACTATATTTAAATAAATGTATATTTTTAGTAAAACAATAAAATAACCGTGATTGATGATGTATTTTTCAATTTTTTTGATGTGGTTATGTATCAAACAATAATATTACCAATTATAGTTAACTTGCAATTATAGTTAACTTGCAATTATATTAGCGATTAGCTTATATTTAATTATATTCTAAATAAACATATCCATGTCATGCATTTGAACAATAGTATCTTTAACCAAACCAAAACATGATAATTCTTTGTCAATCCTAAAACTCAATTTATATTTTGTTATTAATGTTTTATTTTTATATGTTCCATTATACTTTTTTTTATCTTGACAAATGATTTTTATGTCTCCGTTACATCAAAATTATTGTTTCCGTAAAATGTCATTATTGTTGCAGTCAATTTATATTTTTGTTTATCGTCACATTTTATTAAATCATCAAACATATTAATTCTATTTGCTAAATTATCATTTATATCACAATATTGCAACATAATTAATTCTGATATTTTTTTGTTTTTTATTCACATACATAACCTTAAACATTTTATATTCGTATGACGCCTTCACTTAAAATTAATTTTATTTTATTATGTGGAAATTATAATTGTCACCACATACATTAATTAAACATTCTACGTTCGGATATATTCCATCTTTTATTAATGAACATATTGTGTTTATATTTTTACATGATTTACATGCATATAATAATTTTTATGTTTGTCTATTTGTTTATCAATGTATGGTTAATATTTCATTTGCGTACCATGATCCATTTGTTAACATAAATAATAAAATTCATCGTCGTAGTTAAAATTAAATTTATTTATTGATTTTATTATTACATGATGCTTTATTGTTTTTAAAAAATATACATATGTTAAATAATATCCATAATCTACAAACATATTTATTACTTGATTTTTGTGCACACCGTTAGTAAAATGTTTAAGTACATAATAAAAATTACAAAATGTAGGAATTTGTTTATTTTCTAAACATTGTGATATTTTACTTATGTTATTTTTAAAACATGCATATTCAATTGCATGGTGCATCATATAATTTTATTGTGTGTTTATGTTTGTAATAAAATGCATATAATTTTTATGCACACATAATATTAATCACTATCATTGTCATAATCGACATAAATCATCGTTAATCACCATCATTGTCATTATCATTATTATTTAAATATGTCATAATATGTAAAATAAAATCATCCATATTAATATTTTGAATAACCTTATTTTGTATTATTCCAAAACATGATAATATTCCGTTTATTTTAAAACTGAGTTTATGCCTTGTTTCTAGCTTATTTATTTTTATGTAATATTCTATGTTTGATTTTACTTTACTGAATGTTTTTTTTGTTTCAAATTCAAGTGGCATATTATTGTTATAAAATGTAATCATCGTCGGAGTCATATTATATTTTTTGTTGCCGCTCTGTTCAATTGCATTGTCAGGTATGTTAAATACGTGCGCATAATTATCATGCATGTCAGAATATTGCGTCGTTACCATTTCTATTATTTTCTTATTTTTAAATGTAGTGCATAACTTTAAACATTCAATGTTAGGAACAATTCCTTTACTTAAAATTAATTTTATTATTTCATAATTATTTGTGTATTTGTTACATGAAAAAATTAGACAATCAATATTCGGACGCACACCGTTTTTTATTAATGTTCTTATAAGATTTATATCTTCATATAACCGTGAACTTGATTTACATGCGAACAACAACATTTTAAATTTATCAATTTCTTTGTCAGCATATGGATAAAAATAATATTCTGCGCACAATTCATAAAATGCATCATCATATACAAAATTAAATTTATCAATCGATCTAATTTTAATTTTATATTTAAGAGTTTCTAGAAATTCTTTGTATGATAAATTATATCCGTAATCAACAAACATATTTATAATTATTTCTTTGTCATATGTGTTATATGAACAATATTTTAGCACAGCCATAAGATCACGAACTGTTGGTATTTTCTTTTTTTCTAAATGTTGTTGTATTTGATTGACGTTACATTTAGCACATGCATTTGATAAAGTATCCGACATCATAATTTATAATATTATGTCACGATTTAATTATGTAACGATATATTTTTAATAAATCAATTTTTTAGATGTAACATTTGTTGTTATTCATATTTAATAATGTGCGAAATAAACATATCCATATCATGTAACTGAATAATTGTACCTTCAGCCAAACATAAACATTATAATTCACCGTTTATTTTAAAACTTAATTTGAATAACGTTAATAATAAAGATAAATTATGATTCCTTATGCCACACTTTTTAATATTTTCAAAAAAAAATGTGTTAGGTATATCATTGATTTGTTCTATTATTAATTTTATTATTTTATCATTTTGCATATTTGTGCATACTTCGATACAATTTATATTAGGCATAACACCTTCGCTTAATAAAAATTTTATTGTAGTATCATTTTTTTGGCGTATGACATGCATTAATGAAACAATCAATGTTTAATTTAGCCACTTGTTTCATTAAACGCATTATATTTTGCTTATTATCTTTTTTTTTGCATTCACATGACAGCATTAATATTTTATTATTTACTTTGTCAAAATAAGGATAAAAATCTGCTCAACACACGTCTTAACAAATGCATCATCAAAATTAAAATTTAATCTATCTATCGAATTATTTTTAACTTTGTGATGAATTGTATCTAATAATTGATCATATGTTAAGTCGTAACCATGATCTATAAACATGATGACTTTTGTTGATGCAAATGAATAATTATTATTTAATATGGCATTAAAATATTCATGATTTGGTATGAATTTGTTATCTAAAAAATGTAATATTGTTGGAGAATGAATTTCTTTACACCCTGTCATAAACATGTCATCATTTATATTAAATTTACATCATAACAAAAATTGTTTTACTAACGAATATTCATTAAAATGAACACTTTTATCGGAACAACATTTATGCATTTTTATAAATAATTCATGAGAAATATTTGGATAATTTCCGTGATATTCTAATGCATAAATTATTATATCGTACCATCGTTTGTTTATAAAATCTAATTCACCGTCCTTTATTTTTTATTTAAAATTAAAAACATATTCGTGTCCGTTGTTTTTAATTTATCAAATAAATATTTTATGGAAGCATTTTGTCGCGATGTTATATTTATGGCTTGTTTTATGACAATCATTACGGTGATTAATTGTTTCATGACAATATCGTTAAATTTAGGTTATGTATCGTGCATATATTTGATCACGTTCAAATAATTATTTTTTATTAAATGCATGACCGTCCAATGCAATAATATTATTTTTAGTTTGCTTTTCAGCATCTTATTAATTACAATAAAATTTGTTTCGTATTTGTGTCCGTCATTAAAATAATGTTTTTTGTAAAATAATTTGGTCACAAATAAGTTGAATATGTCTGATGCCACAGTCTGTTCAACTTTAATATGTTTTGATATAATATCACGCAAAATCGTCATATGAACATGTTTCATATTTTAATATGGATACGATTGCAACATATGTATGTGTATTTTCTATTATTATGATGTAATAATTAATTTTATTGATATTATTCGTCGGCATCAATTTGTTTATACGTGATAATATATGAAATAAATGCGTTAATGTCATGAATCTGTATCACTTTATTTTCGGTCAGACCAAATTGTGATAATTCTTTGTCTATTTTAAAACTTAATTTGTGCGATTTTAATAATTTTTTTTTTTTTATGTAATCATTGACGTTTTTTTTTATTTTATTAAATTTTTTTTTTTCTTCAAAATCATTTGGAAAATTATTTTTATAAAACGTGATCATTGTTGGAAGCAAATGATGCTTTTTATTATTGTTGCAATTTATCACGTTTCCAAATAATGTATGTGCAGTTATATTATTTTGTATTGATTCATCGTGCGTATCAATATATTGTTCTAATATTAATTTTTTAATTATTTTGTTTCCATTGGCTTCACATATTTGCAAACATCGTAAATTTGGTATTATACCTTTGCTTAAAAATAATTTTATTACCATGCTTTCATTCACCGTGCATGCCCTAACAAGACATTCGACAGTTGGCTCAACATTTGAATTTATTATTGTTTTGATATTTTTTATGTTATTTGGTCGTTCGCATTCGCGCAATAGTCGTCTGTATTTATTTTTTATTTTATCAAGATATGGATAAAATTTAGAATCATGACATGTCTGCATAAATGTATCATCATCGTAATTAAAATTAAATTTATCTATTGAATTAATTGTAATATGTGACTGTATTGTAAGTAATAGACAATCATACGTAAAATCATATCCATACTCTATGAACATATTAATCATTTTATTTTTAATTTTAATTTCTTGATTTTCAAGCTGTCCACCGTAATCGTTGAAATTACAATGCATATTTAATGCTGCATTGAAATGTTCAACTTTTGGCACAAATTTATTATCCAAAAAATGTGCTACTGTATCTAAATGATGTCCAGAGCATGCATAATAAAATGTCATGTCATTCAAATTGCATTTATATTTTAACACATTGAGCAAATTATCGTGTATTTTTTCAAAACGACACACATATTTTGTACCGTCATGAATTTTTTTAAAAATTTTATCGCTTACTATTACTGGAACCGTATTGTTGATTATTTCACGCTGCGATATTATGTTAACAATTATGTTATACATATCTATGTCAGCAAAGTGAATTATTAAATTGTCATCCATATCGATATTTTTTGCTAAATGTTCAAGCGCATTTAATTTATACGGCATATACATGGCGCGCAATTTATTATATGCATGTATTTGATTTGATGCGTGCATTATTATATCATTATCGAAATTATAATTAATATTACATAAATGTGTTATACACTCAACGTTATTACTTGATATTAATTTACTAATTGTTTTTCGCGTGAATATTATTTGTGGCGCATATGATGTCATTATTTTTTCTATTAACGATATGTTGTAATCAAAATATGGACAAGTTACGAGCAAATTATAAACTTCAAAAACATATAATTCAAATGTTTTGGGTGATATTTCGTCATCTTGTTTTAATTTTTCAGACATTGTTAATCCAATGCCACGACAACATTCATGTGAATTACATCCGCATTTTGTTTGAGTTACATTGTATGACATATTATATATCTTATAAATTTACAAATAAATTATAAATAAAAGAAGTGGAAATTTCAATTTTATAAACAAAAATAATCATGATTTTCAATATGTGATTCACCGTTAATTAATTTCATATTTTGTTCACTATTGATTAATTTCATATTAGGCGATGTAACGTTGATTTTCATTTTATATATTTTTTTCATTAAAATTACCATAATTATTTCTATTTTTTGGAATACATTAAATGAATATTTTTGTTCTAAATTTATTTTATGTCGTATGGTCATATGATTATCATAACAAACAATATCAAACAAGTGTATTAATGATGGCGGAATTAAATTTATTTTAATAAACATATCAAATTTAGGTATGTAAATGTACGGATTAATTGTTGCTGTCATTATGTATCCATATGTTACATGCCCACGATCATACATATCGTCAATATTATATATTTTGTGCAAATTTGTCAGTGTTCTTTGAGCATATTTATACAATTTTGTTGTTTCATTTATGTTATCGATGATATTTTTTGTTATGTTATCAACGTTTTGTCCAGAAATTATTCGGTGAACTAATACATCAATATATCGTCTGATAGGAGATGTAAAATGTGCATAATTTTTAACGTCTAACATTGCATGCAACGTGTCAATGTGTTCGTCATTATTTCCATTCAACAAAACATATTCTGCTGAATGCGACGATATTATTTTTAGTTTTTCGTTTAATTCATCATTTAGTTCGCCATTATTTGATTTTGTTAAATTTGCGTCTTCAAATATTTTTTGACATCTAAAAATTTTTATTGGAAGATTTTTCATTTGTTCTCCAGCACATTTATTTGCTAATAACATAAACATTTCAACCATTTTATGTGAATCATAATTTAATGTTTCATTTGCACAATCTGTATTATTATTAATAAAAAGTCGTTCACCAATATTAAATAATAATTTAATATTTTTATAATTTTTGTTATTTTTACATTCGCACAACTTATTCATTTCGTCATAAGAATAATTATTATTCACGTTAATTATCGTGTGAACAAATGTATATTTTATTATTTTTAATGTTGTTTTGTTTAGATGTACAATGACCGAATATGCGCGTGATTTTTTGTTGCATTTAAGCGAACATATTGTATTTGCCATAGTTGAAGGTAACATGTTATGTACTTTATTATTTAAATTTTCATCAATCGGTAAATATACTGATGAACACCGTTTTTGCATTTCAATGTCAAGTTCGCTGTTTATTTTAACATATGAACTCACGTCTGCTATATGTATACCCACCTCATAAAAAGTATCATATTCACATACATGCAAAGCGTCGTCAATATCCTCACAACCAATAGGGTCTATACTGAATATATCATTGTCTATTGGCACACGTTCATTTATATATACATCATCATCAATGTTAACATTTACTTTATTTATTTTTTTATTCCAATTATGTGTCGTTAGTGCTGATTGTAATTTTATTTCACATTCCATTGAATCAACATTCCCAATGTAATCAATTATTGTACCATGTGGTACATTTTTATGGTCATCATGTGAATATTTTATGATACAATATATGTTTGTCGTTTGAAATGTTTTTTTTGTCGATACTAAAAATTTTGTTTTATTTGATTTTAAGTAAGGAATAAATTCTCTGACCTGAGAATTAGATTTTGTCGTTCCGTGAATTATGCGCGAATTTAAAATGAGTGTCCCTACAATTACGTCACCTATTATCATTTTGTAATGTTTAATTTTGAATTGTAAAGCATATATTATTTATATGATTTATAATATTATTTATTTCATTTTTTATTAACCATGTTTAATATGTGTTATTTGTATTGAACGACATTCTATGCAAATCTTTAGCATCATTGTGTTTTGTTCTTATTTTTATTGCTAAATCATCACGTAATGATTTATTATCCCAATTATGCATGCTGACTACATTTCCATTTATTAGTTCTATTGATTTCACGTCGTTTATCAGATTATTCATTGCCACATCATCATCAAGTTCAACTATACCATTATTTTTTAATTTTCCGGTTTTTATATTTGTGTTTATGAAACATTTGACAATTGTTCCATATTTAGAAAATGTGGTATAAATATCATCGCGTGTCGTATCTTCATGTAAATTTTTAATAAATATAGCAGAAGATTTCATATTTTGGTATTTTTTTGTTTCTAAATTATATTCCGAAAGTCTCAACATGCGATCTTTGAACATATAATTATTATTCATAAGTGCATCATTTGCATTTTGTTTAGTATTAAAAGTCACAAATCCAAAACCACGTGATGTGGACAAATCATGTTTTACTATAACATCTGCGTCAACAAATCCCTTAATATTTTCAAAACATTTAGAAAATTCTGATTTAGTACATTTATATGGAACATTTCCCACAAATAATTTACATTTTTTGGTGTTCACTAAATTTCCAACATTATTATTTTTAATGATTAAATCCATTATATGTTATCTCTATTAACTTAAATTAATAGAGATAATATTTTTTGTGTTTCATACGAATAAATTAATTTTAACAAATTATTTTTTTGTTTTTGGTGCAACAATTACATCATCAGTTTTACTTTTAGCACTATTTTTTTCTTTTTTAGCATCTTCTTTTTCTTTTTTGGCTTTTTCCTTTTTCTCTTTTCTGGCTTTTTCTTTTTTTTCATTTTTAGCTTTTTCTTTTGCCACCTGTTCTTCTTTAAATAATTTAGTAGCAAGAACAAGTTCTTCATCTGTTTTGGTTGTTCCATCAGGATTTACAAAACGTGAAAATTTTATAAATTTTTCTTGATGATGCTGCATATTGTATGCAATCGAATCATCAGCCAATTGTTTTCTTTCTTCTTTTGTCATTTTTATATGTGAAATTCCTGAATCAACGTCCTCCAACATTATCGAATAAAATCCAACTAAAATTGAATGAATCGTCCACATAGGATTCCACATATCTGAATGATAACCTGTGTTTGTCATACAAATTTTTGAATCAGCTTTAAAACGTCCATTCGGTGTTAACATTTTGAAATTTGGAGGTTTTTGTGGATATTCTGCAGGAAACATTATTTCGCCTATATACCATCCATTTTCATAATGTGATCCAGGTTGTCCCCTAATTAAAAAATGCCACACTAACATGTCGTCACCACTTGGTCCAGCGTCAATAAACTCAAGAGGGTCTTTATTTAGTAATTTTAGGTCACCCTGAAAACGCTTCAAAGTAAAATTAGATAATGTTAATGCTGCCATTTTTTATATTAATAATGCCTACTTTATATTTTATACTAAAACGTAATCAATTAACACAATAAATGTTATTTTTTCAATTTTTTATAAATAATATTGTGTATTTATAATCATTTTCCGGTTTAAAAATAATTTAAAAAAAAATTAGTACATATAATTAAATTATTTATAATGTCAAATATATGTGATTTTAAACCATTTATTGTCGATGATGGCATGAACACATCTTATATCGATTCACTATTAATGGCACTATTTTATACGCCAACTATTGTAGAACTAACCATGCTTAAATCGACCCCGATTCATGAAAAATTTATATACATACAAGAAACTATTAAAGATAAATTTATTAATGTTGTCAGATGTGATAATTCTGTAAGCCTATATGCGATGAATGATATTCGCAATAATATGATAATGTGTGGATGGTCAAATATTGACGATATATGTAAACAACATGATGTATGCGAATTTTATGATTTTTTAATTAAAAATTTAAGTGACCAATACATTGATATAAAATATTCAAAAACTTTGCAAAACTTAATTGAAACACAATACATATCGTTAAACATTACAGAATCTTCCGAAATAATCACTATAAAAGATTTGTTCAAAAATTGGTCACATAATGATACATGTGATGTAAATAATGATACATGTGACGTAAATAATGATACTTGTGACGTAAATACATATGTGCAAAATACACCAAGAATACTTCCGTTTAAAATAAATAGATATGTCGACGGAAAAAAAATTAATACTCGCGTTGATATTAAAAAAAAAATAAAAATATTTACAAAAAATTCAGAATATAGTAATGCTGACTGGTTTTTTCATAGCGCAATATGTCATGTTGGAAATACATTAACTGATGGACATTATTATTGTCTGATACAAACTACTTCGTCAAAATGGTTAATATTTGACAATAAAAATATTCCATGCATGACTGAAATTAAAATGGATGATGAATGTGTAATAAATAAAATAATGAGTGAATGTGTATTTATTATTTACGGATATAGAACACGCACAAATTAATATGAGATTATAATATTTTATGTTTGATATATAAATGAACGATACTGAACAGTCATCTTATAATGATATTGTGTATGATTGCGTTATTTATCATAAAAATTGTTTTGACGGATTTACTAGTCTTATTATATTTATGAACACATACAATACATCAAAAAATATAACAATTATACCCGACATGCCTTCAGCTAAAAATGCACCATCAAACATCGATAATAAAAATGTAATAATTATGGATGTTGCATACAATGTTGACATTATACAAGACATATCGAATAGAACAAAAAAAATGACATTTATTGATCATCACATATCTAACGAAGATCGATTCAAAGAATTAAAATTAAAACCAAACGATGAATTGATTTATGATGTATATAAATGTGGAGCTAGCTTAACATGGGAATATTTTAATAAAAATAAAAAAATTCCGCTGTTTGTTCAATATATTGAAGATAATGATACGGGAACATGGAAAATGAAATATACGCTTGATTTTATAGCTGGACTTGAAGTTGGATATAAAACAGTTCCGTCATTTAAAAATATACATGACGTATGGACAAAATTATTTAATAAAAAAGAAGTTGCCCGGTTAATAAAAAAAGGAAAAACGTATAACGAATATAAAACACACCTTCTTGAACAAAATTCTAAGAGATATTCAATAGAAGGATTTCCATCTAAAAAATTAATGGACAAATTTGATTATTTTAAAAATAATAACATTAAAAAAGGACAATATAAAGCAGTCGTATATAATGGAAATGGATGTCCGAGCACGTCTTTACTTGGAAAAATGTTTGCCGAAAAAATTATATGTGATTTTGTATTTCTTTGGACTTATCGCGTTGACAAAGATGAATATATAGTATCATTGCGAAGTGCAAACGATGGTGCAGATGTTTCGCAAATTGCAAAATTATTTGATGGTGGCGGTCATGAACATGCATCTGCATTTTCATTGAAAAAAAAAGTTTTCGATATTTCCGAGTTATTTTTAGATTATTCGTTGGACCGCGATTATGAATGATAATTTGACTTAATTGTGCGAGTTCATTATTTACTTTTATTATTACAATTAAATATAATTGTATTACTATGACAAAAATGTTCGAGTTGATATATGACAAGATAAATAAAACAAAAACAACTCATGGGAGCAAATTACTAAAACAAATAATATTTGGCGAATCTGATAAAAATTATGATCTTCGCGATGTTGTAATTTCTGTAAAAGAAAACTCAACACTAAAACATAATATATACGAACTGTTAAATGATTTTCAGACATGTGATATCGACGAAAAATTAAAAAATGTAAATTACTCATCAAATTTTTTAAATTTTTCGTTCACTAAAACTATTATCAATTCAATTCATTCATACTCATTTATTTTTTTGATTATTATTTATTTTTTGATATATATGGTTATGTATAACGTCATCACATCTAATAATAATTTAAATGCATCCGTGTTAGATTTTGCAAAACATATATTTATTTATCATAAAATGTTTTTTAAAAATATTACTTCTAAAATTTCATCTGATGATTCACTCAACGATATATCTGCTGATTTTTTTGCGATATTTTGCTTTGCTGCACAGATAATTATTTTATGTGATGTGGGTTTTAATGCATTCAGGCACGCAAAACAAAAATCAAGTTCAAAACAAATACATGAACACTTACGTGATTTTGTGAATATTGCGGATGATATCATTGATAATGATGTTTTTGTCAAAGATGTCATATTAAGAGAAAAAACAAAAATAGCAATAAAATCAATTAATAATAGCATTAAGGGAACACATAATGTTAATAATTTGACCAAAACTATTGCTAAACACATTAAGTGCATTAATAAATATGTTGCACAAATTGATGTGCAATTAATGTTAAGCGATATGGTAATATATCATGGTTTTTGCGTTCCAGAATTTTTAGATGAAACTGAAAATACTAAAATTTCAATACAAAATATGTTTTGTCCTATATCAAGTAAATCAGATGATAAACATATTGTTAAAAATAATTTTACGGTCGATGATAAAAATACGTTTATTATTGGCGGTTCTTGTGGAAAAGGAAAAACGTATTTTTTGAATTCAATTTATTTATGCGTTTGGATGTCACATGTATTAGATATATCCCCATGTGAAAATATTAAACTTCAACATTATGATTTTATACTCAACATAAAACAAAATAGTTCAAGTATTGTCGATATAGAACAGGTGATTAATATTAAAGATATAATCAGTGCTAATTCTGATAAAAATATTTTATTGGTTAACGATAACAATTTATGCAAAAATTTAAGTTTTCAAGAAAATGTTGCAATTTTATACTCACTTTACGATTTATTTTCTAAAAATAAAAATTTAATAAGTATATCCACTACAAATAACAACCCATCATATATTTGTGATACTGCGGATAAAACAGCTCAAATAATTAATTTTGATGAACTTGGTGTGATAAAGACAAATGAAAATGCCAAAAGTGGTGTCCATAATTTTAAACTTAACGCAATTACAATATTAGAATCAAAATATGATTTGAACGATACATTCATTAAAAATGCAATGTTAAAATTAAGAACAATACCAAAATAATTATTGAAACAATTGTAATATTTTTTATCGTCGAATGCATAATCTTTAGCCGTTAATTCCACAGCATTTTTTATTAATCTGTCACATTTGCATTCTAATAATATTTTTACCATCTCACTATTTTTTATTACAACCGCTAAATGTAATGGTGTGCTCCCATAATCATATTGTGAATTTATATCACCGTCATGTTTTGCCATTAAATCTACAAAATTTTTATCATCCATAAATGCAACAGTATGAAAAGGTGTTTGATTATTATCATCTTTTGCATTTGGATCAGCGCCATTATTTAATAATATTTTTGAAATTTTATAATCGGACATAAATACAGAAATATGTAATGAAGTTTCACCATCATCGTTTTTTTATCTAATAATTTTTTAGGGTCATTTTTTAAGGTATCTATTACTTTCAATACATCTTTATTTATAACGTGGAATAATAATATGTTCTCGTTTTTTATGCGCTTATCAATAAAACATTATGCATCATAAAATTCAGTTAAATAACCGCAATGTAAATAATCTTCATATGATAAATCAATAATCTGTATGTTTGACATTATAATTATATATACATATTTTTATTTTACGTTTTGGTTGACTTATACAATCATTCTTTTATTAATATTTATTTATTGCTACGTTATCATCATTTATAAAAATTGTCGTGCAAATATTGTATTATTAATATAGTACCATTTATTTTTCATGATATGTATTTTTTCATTTACGTATAGAAATATAATTTTATCATGACGAAATACAATTTTTTATTTTTATTTTTAATATAGCGCGAATAATTAATATTTAATTATTAATATTATTCAAAAAAAATATTTCTGTAATCATATTATAATATAAATGTCCTCACAACCAGAAGAAGAAGATAAACAAAAACAACCACATTTTCTTTTCCGTAAAACCGATGTTCTCGGATATGAATTCCCTAATCTCATTCTTATCCTTGCCGTTATCTTTATGGTATACCTTCTATGCCGTGACCCAACTAAAACAGTGAGCGAAGATGGCAGTGCAGTGATAACATCTTTAAGAAATGAAGTATCTTCTCTGAAAAAATCACTAAGTGTCGCACTAGCATCAGCCGCATCACCATCAGCCGCATCACCATCAGCCGCACAAGGACAAACTGGAAATCAAAGTGGCGGACGCGGTAAATTCCAGTTCGATTATTAAACAATCAAATAAATCGTTACATAAATAAAATTAAACAAAATAATTATCTTCGTTATAATCTTCAAAATAATTATCATGATTATCTTTATCATTATAATCCTTTTTTGCACATCAACATATTGATTTTTCGATGAATTAAAATCAGGTGTCAAATCAAAACATGAACCAAATTGTTTATCTATTATCAAAAATTCTACGTTTGAATAATTAGATAAATCGCAACCATTTAATTTAATTTCATTACTAAATTGATATGTTAAATTTAAATAGTCAATGAGTTCTATTTTTGGTTTAAAATTATGTTGATTCATCTCATGACAATCACGAATTGCATACCATTCATTTGACACCGTCACAACAAAAAATTTAGAGTTTTTTAAAAAATAACACAATACGGTTTTTCATACACGTCATTAAACATCACGTCAAAACCAATGACATCTTCTGCTATTAATTCCATAGATGACACATTAATTTCTTCATTTATGTCTGTTAAATTCATGACTGTTTGAAATTCTTGTTGTCCATTCATATTTAACGATTTATGATTTAAAATGGACAATTCAATAATTATGTTATGTTCGTTCGCATTATTTGTCATTTTTGTATTCATAAATTCTTGTGCCGTCAAAAATGCAAAAATATAACACGCATTTTTATCAAATTTAAAATTTTCATGTGAATCAAATTGTTCGTCATATTGTGTTATGCTTTCAAAATAATTTATTTATGTCATCATTTTTATGCATCTTTATTGATACATAAAATTTTTTATCATTATTTATTTTAATTTTTATAAATTAAATATTTATGGTGATTTTATTGAATTTTTCAGCTGGAACATCATTTGTCTCAATTTTTGCCACATCGATTATTTCTTCTTTTGGTTTCAATAAATGTTCATCTTTGACACATAAAATTGGAAAAGATAATTTATGTTCACACAAAAAACATCCACCGCGCTCAGTATGTTTTGTACACGTTGATGCATCATGTTCTTCGTAACATTTTAATATATATTCTACTATTGTTAATCCTTCAGGTCCGTCACTATATGGACGCATATGTATTTCATAATTCATCCAAAAAAAGCAATGCCAACATGTTTTATCATTTTTTGTTATCATATCCGGATTAAAATATTTTGCACATGCCGAACATTGTTTTAATTGTTTTTTTTCTGCAACAGATATATATTTGAGATCTTTACTGTTATTTGTGATTCCGTTAGTGTTTACTTTTATTTGTTCACCTTCATATATAATTTTCATATTTGGCGGTAATTTTTTTCCACTTATTACGTCATTTATTTCATTTTCATCATAATTATTTGAACTTATCATATCTGCAATTCCTTGTGTTATTTGTTCTTGTGTTGGTTGCTTTATCAGGGGAATTTTATTAATATTTGTATAAATAATATTTTCTTCTAAATCTGTCAAACCTGTCAAATCATTATCATCTGAATCATCATCTGAATCATCATCTTCATCTACGTCTTCTTCTACGTCTTCTTTTTTGTTTACGATTGGAAGCATTATGTTATTATGTATATTGTTGTTATCATATAATTATATTTAAACCATATGATAAATTATTTTTATTTCAATTTTTAGTTGTATGTTAAACACTATATTTAAGGTGTTTCTTGTTTAACATGTTTGTTGTGTTGGCGACGTCGTCTGTGGTGACGTCTATATGAGCGCCCATATGGTCTATCATATGTACGATTACCTCGTTTTTTATAATATGGCCAGTAGTAAGGTAAATAATTATTAGCCCACATATATGGATGTCTGTACCATGGCAAACTATTATAGTACCACTTGTTACAATCTTCTCGGAAATACGGACCATTAACATCACCTGGCACACATTCTTTGTATCCATTTGATGTTATGCATGTGCCACAATTTATACAGCTGGCACAATCGGCATCACCAAGATATCCACATTGTCCGCAATAATTTGCAAAATTTTCTCTTGATGGCATATTATCTTTTAATAAAGAACATATAACTATGACAAGAATTATTGTTATAATTATTTTACACATTTATTATAATACTAATAAGCAATATAAAAATTTTATATTATTTTAATGATATATTTATATCATTATAATTTAATGGAAGTCGTTTTATATTAATTAATTATTTTTATGCTTTTTATAAAGTGCATCTAAACATTTTTCAGGATTATCATTTGTGCACACTTTTTGACAACTTGTATGAAATCCGCGTGAAGCTCCTTGTGCAACAAAATTTTTATTATGTCTCCACTGTCCATCGACTACTTCATTTCCTACCGAAGTTAAACATATGGCATTTAATGGTTCTTTTTTTATGTACTTTACGCCATTTTTGACTTGTTTGCTTTCTGTATGAGTTGATAATATTGAGCTAAATCCTTCATCCTTGCTAAATAATACATGCATCACAATAATATATCCAAGTATCGCGAGCAATACGTGAAAAATTGTTTTGAATACAGCAAATAAACCAATTATGAAAAATACAAAAAATGCAACGTTTGTTGATAATACACCATCGATAATGTCAATCATTTTATATTATTAACAAACATAATTATTTTAATTATATTTATTAGATTTAATTATATTTATTAGATTTAATTATATTTATTAGATTTAATTATTTTTATGCGTTATCTAATATGCATCATAATGATTTTCATCATATTAAATTTCATCGTCGTACTGATTTGCATTATCATATGTTAACTGTTCATCGTCGTACTGATTTGCATCATCATATGTTAACTCTTCATCGAATCCTTCACTTGATACTTCATCTGAGCCTTTGTTTTTACCAATAACAATATGCATCACTACAATATATGCAAGTATTGCAAGAATTACGTGAAATATTGTTTTGAATACATAAAATAATCCAATTATGACAAATACAAAAAATATTGCATCTCCTGAGAGTAGTTCTTTGACGATATCTGCCATCTTTTTTATTATATCAACAATAAAAAAAAAATAAATTAAATTAAATTAACTATATTATTTATTATGTTTTATATGATTATACATATCACGTCCAATCATTTTACATGCATCATGTGGATTCATATTATTAATTGTTGCGCGCATTCCCGATGATATCATTGTTTGTTTCATATTATTTGTTTTTTCACACGTCATACCCCCATCATCGTTCGAGTAATATACTTTTTTTACACCGTAATCTCTCATTGTCTTAATACACATTGCACACGGACGAGAATTCACCAATTTATTTTCTGAATTTATTCTAATTACAAAGATATTATATTTTTTGCGAGTATTAGCCCCGTATAAGACATTGTCGTTTTAGACCCCCATCCTTGATGCATTGCATTTCAGCATGAACCGCTGGAAGTGCAGTTCCACTAAAACACGTGCGCAACCTTGAGTTAAATCCTTCACCAATAATTTTATTGCCTTCCAATAAAATCGCGCCGTGCCTTGATCCCATATTTCCTTCATGTGCATTATGAATTGCTCTTTCAATCTTCCTTCTGTTCATGATTATTTATTTAGTAATATATTGTTGTTTAACTAATTTTATTTATTTTTATATATCATATGCATTTTTTGCTATTTATTTTTTCAATTTTTTTTGAATATGTGACGTTTAAAAATGTACCATAATTTTAATAAATTAACAAATATAACATCATCATAAAAATAATGATCAATATTTTGTCACAATAATTATATCTTACATGTTCAGTCACATATAAATACCTACTCACTAAAATTATATAATTTCACTCTTAATTTCTTATTATGTCATATAATTTTATTACAATATAAATTCAATTTTTATTTTCGCTTTTTATTCTTTTTTTTATGTTTATGTTTTCGTATTAAATTAAATCGCATATCATTAAATTGATCTCCAATTACATTTACTGCGTCACTAATCACATCTTCTACTTTTTCAACAATATCTTCTACTTTTTCGATAGAGTCCTCTATTATTTCGACAACATCCTCTACTTTTTCGACGACATCTTCCACTTTTTCAACAACGTTTTCTGCTATACTTTTTACATCCTTTGCAACTTCAATTGCATCCGCTATGTTATTTATATCTCCAATATCGTCAACTATATTTTTAATGTCATCAATTGTATCTTTTGCTTCCTTAACTTCATCTTCCAATGCGTCCTTAACATCATCAACCATTTCTTTTGCGTCTTGTAGTTCTTCAACTATTTCTTTAACGTCATCAACTATATTGTCAGCAGTTGACGGTTCTGTCACCGCATCATTTGATGGTTCTGTTACTGGTTCATCATTAGCTGAATTTTTTTTTCTGCGTCCCATTATTTGATTATATATTACTTATATATTTTTCTTTTTTTTTATTTTTGCACATACATATAAAATTTTTTAGTTTATATGTCACCTAAACATGCACATAAACATTAATTAAATAATTTATATAAAATGAACTTCAGAATTATCAATATGCTCACAAAAAAACATTAAAGATTAAAGATTAAAGATGCTAAATCAAACAAAATAATTAGCAAATTAACGAATATTTTTTTGTTACCAGTGAACTCATAATTTTATTTTTTTTTCATGGATACATAAAAAATAACATTTTTTATATATATCGTCATATGGTACATAAATTATATCCATAATAAAATTATTTTTACTTTTGTATTTTATCGTGACACAATACGATTTTAATTCATGATATTTTTGTTTTATCTCAGCAAAATTTGTATTATTGTCATGCATAATTATATCACAATCTTTTACCACATATTTATTAAATATTTCTTTTCTATTATTATTTGTTATTTTACACTTTTTGCATTTAAATACGTGGTTAATTAATAATTCTTTAAAATTTTTTGTTGTGTGCATTTTTAAAAATTTTTTACACGGATCAAATAACACAGGTATATTATATGAATCGTCACTAAATTCATCATCATCTGACTCATCATCTGACTCAGTTTTTGATTCATCATCTAATTCATTATCTGACTCAGTTTTTGATTCATCATCTAATTCATTATCTGACTCAGTTTTTGATTCATTATCTGACTCATCATCTGACTCAGTTTTTGATTCATTATCTGACTCAGTTTTTGACTCAGTTTTTGATTCATTATCTGACTCAGTTTTTGATTCATCATTTGATTCATCATCTGACTCAGTATTTGATTCATCATTTGATTCATCATCTGAAATAATTAATTTGTTAATTTCTTTTCTTTTTATTTTTTTTTTAACGACAACTACATCATTGTTAATATTTGTGTTATTTTGTTGATTCAGCGTAGAAAATAATGATTTTCCTAGTTTATGTGATATTTCAATAAATTCGGTACTTTGTTTTACAAATCTGTGACAAAATGAAGACACTGATTTAAACTCAGAATTTTTTTTCATTTGTTCTAATATTTGAAGAAATTTTATTTGATAATGCAATTCGATTGTGTTTAATGGACGTATATATTGAACATTTTTATTTTTATCGTTATATATATTATATTTATCATCTGAAATATTATCCGAAATGGATTCTACTTCAACTATTTTATGGAACCCAGAATTTTTTCCTTTTTCGTAAATAAAAAATACGTCGTTGCGTTTCGGCAAAAATTTTGATTTCGTTCCGTAAACACATATATTTCTTATTTGTATAAAATTTTTTAGTGACACCATATCGACAACATCTAAATTATAAATATAAAATTTTGTCGACGGGTGACATATTATTTTTTTATTCATTTATGGTTTCTAATATTTAAAGTTTATGATGATTCAAATATCAGTTTAAATATCAATTTTTATTGAATTAAATGACATATAAATTAAAAATTAGTTTATTTTTTTTTTTGAACTATTTGACGCAGACGACAAAGATGGAAATTGTGTTTCATCATTTAAATCAAGTTCTTCTTCATTTTCTTTAATTTCATCACATGGTGTCATATTTAAAAATGATAAACTGTACGCACCAACTTTTTCATGCTGCTTAACATTTTTGGGATTTACCATTGTGTTTTGAAATTGTGATGTTTTTGTTGTCTTTCTTTTTATGTCTTCATCCGATAAATACTCGACTAGTGGAAAAATTGTTTTCCAATTAAATTCAATTGTTGCGATTAGCACATTTATGTCCATTTGCAATTCATCACTTATTTTTTTTATAATATGTTGCATATATTGAGGCTCACTTTTATAGTTTGCTACCGGTGAAAAATATGGTCCATATGTCATTGTTATGATTTTATCAGCCGACATTTTTAATAATGATTTTAATATATTTTCGTTTCGTGTGTCATCATTTATTAATCCACATATTCCAAAATAACATCCAATCGATTTATAGTATTCTAGATTTTCATCCGTAGCAAATCCATCGTAACAATTTATTATTTTTGGTATTTTTAACAATTCATTTTCGTCATATAATTTTAACACATCAATTATTTCATCATGTGAATGTTTTGCTATGAACATTAATGGTTGCCCTAATTTTATTGCTAATTGCACATGCGCCGAAAAACTTTGTTTTTGTTGTTCCAATGGATAAAATTTTCGTTCTAAATCAATACCCGTTTCACCAATTGCTATCACATGTTTTTCTTTTTGCACAATTCTTTCAATTTCTTTAATAACTTTCTCAATATTCATATCCTTTGCATTTGTATTGTGTGGGTGTAAGCCACATGTTGTGTATAATTTAAATTGTGGATATTTATTACATATTGCTATATGTTTACCAACATTTTTAATTGATGACAGCGATACCATTGCCTTTACTTTTCCGACTTTAGAATTTTCAAGCACAGATAGCAAATCATCTGCAAATCGAGGATGGTCAGAAAATATAATGTCCATTGTTTAGTTTATTAGTTATTTTATGCTATATTATCATATTATTATTGTATGTTTTTTTTTCAATTTTTTGTTCAGATTATGCATATAAAAATGAATCATAATAAAAAACTTATGGATAAAAAAATAATTTGTCAACGAATTTATTTGTTATTTTATATGGTTACGGTTTCATTTAATTTTATGTAATATGGATTTTCTTCCGAAAATTTCATTTGCTTTTTTTTTGCTTTCATCATCATTTCTATGTATCCTGGCGTTTCTGTTATATTTTTTTGCATATTATTGTTTCCGCCGCGATTCCAATTATTGTGTGTGTTATAGTGCGTATTTAAATGTTGATGCATATTTTGTTGCATTCTAGACATATTTTGTTGTTGATGCATATGTTGGTGCATATTTTGTTGCATTCTTGACATACCATCGTGTTGACGCATATTTTGTTGCATTCTTGACATACCATCATGTTGACGCATATTATATTCGTGTTGTTTGCGCATATCGTGCTGACGCATATTATATTCATGTTGCATATTACGTTGCGGCTGATGCATATTATGATCGCGATGCATATCATGTTCACGCTGCATATTATGTTCACGATGCATATCATGTTCACGATGCATATTATGTTCACGCTGATATCCAAGTCCAAAATAATTTTCACGTTCATCATCTTCGCAATTACGCTCATCATCTGTGCGACTCATAGAATTGTAATATGATGCAATATTTTGACCACCAGACGCATTCGACCCATGCATTTTAAATGCATCATATTCTCCGTTATCAATTATAGCATTCTCATCATAATTAAGTACTTCAATATGCTCATATTTTTTTATATCATCTAATTTTAGATTACCATTTCCGGTGACGCTTAACATTTCTAAACAACATGGTATAGAATTATGTTTAAACAATGATGTTAATTCATTATCAGATAAGTCCAATGATGTCACTGAATCTGGAATATTTGATATATGAGATATATTATTTGACGACAAATTAATTTCTTCTATCCTGTGCGGGAAATTAATGGCTGCTTTTATTTCGTTATTTGCACATGTAAGTATTTTTAAATTTGGCGGAAGAATTCTAATCAACGTTAATTTATTACCGCTCATATCAAGTGTTTCTAAATGTGTCAACTCATACAAACTGTCAAATATTGTCAACATATTATTTGACAAATCAATGGATTCAACCGAATTTTCAAAATATGGCGCACAGCTGAGTTCATTATATTCGAGAGAAACTGTTTCTAACTGTGCAAGTCCAACAAAATCACACAGCACTAATTCATTATACGCAGCATTCAATTCAACTAATTGACGTGGCAAATTAGAAATTGATGTTAATTTATTTGAAGATATATCAATTTTTTCTATGGTGTCCGGCAGCGCATTATTATTAATTTTTGTTATCACGTTGTTCGATATATCAAGATTTATTAAAAATGGAGGCATATTTTTAATATCCATTATGTTGCAACTTGACATGCATAATGTTGTTATCCATATATGTTCGTTAAATTCACGAGGAACATATCCAATCTTAATTAAACAATCAAATTTATTGAGTTTATGTTCAAAATTTTCTTCCAACAATAATTTTATTTTATTTGAATTATCATTCGCCAAATAATCTCCACCGTTTCGCTGTTCTTCATGTTCTTCACACAAATTTAATTCATGTTCGTAACTACTATTGTACAAATCCATGTTATCACGGGTTATTTATTCTAATGTTATGTGATGTGCTATATACTATATCATTTGCATATAAACAATAATAAATTCAATTTTTTATGTTCACATAATTTATTATGAATAATATATTAAACTGTGACCAATATATAATCACAAATAATGTACCAGATATTGAATTAAACGATGTCGTCATTACTTTTAATAATGGCATTAATTGGCACGCGATACCCTTAAAGTTATCAAATAGTTTTCCTATAATTTATGCAGAATATCATGATTTAAAATTTAATTCTACGTCAATATTGTCAATAGTTGTGTGCCCATACTCGTGTTTTTCTGCAGCTTTTAATGCAAAATTATCATATAAAAATGACGTGATTAGTCCGGATGAAAATAATATGATTTCAGTTGTTGACGATGGGCAAAATATTAATATGGTAACGGGTACAATAAATGATAATAAATCAAAACGTAACGTTAAACGTTTCGAAATTAAAATGATGACACTTAATGATATGATTAAATTACACATAAATATTAAATTTATATTTCCCACCATAAAAAAAATACCAAAAACAATTGTCGACTCGACATATTTAAATTTAATTCCACATGATTATGATAATCGCGTTATACATCCCAAAACATTAATTTATGTTATCGAATATAAATCATCTAAAATCGATGGATATAAAAATACAATATTAATCGGTTCGGATGTTAATTATGATAATGTTAGCGGTTTTGATATAAATAAAAACGGCATCACTAAATATATGAATAATAATGACACCAAAATACGTTTAAAAAGTGGATTTATTTATCCAATTTGTTGGTTTGTCGCTAAAAAATTATTTCCTAATGCAAATATTGTTAAAATGTAATTAAATATCATGTCCGTGACATCTAAAAGTAAATGAATATCGTGTACCAACATGACTTTTCGTTTCTGGTATTTCATGTGTATATTTTTTTTGAAAATTAGTTCCATTCATGTGAATAATTGAACCAGAATTTGCACACACTTTTGCCACCACTGATTTTGTTGATTTATCGCGAACAACAAAATGCCGCATACTGCCGTAACTTACTGATACTACGCCTACATTTGGATCAATCATTTTCATGTTGTCAGAATGTGCACCTATACGATTTGAACCATCTATGTATTCATTTATTAATATTCCATTGAAATTTGCGCCAAATTGTTCATTTATTGACTCCATCAATAATTTTAAATTATTTGTTAACGGTCGTGACTTCATCGTGGTTCCAGAATATTCAAATCCATCAGTTGCGTCACTATAAAAACCTACGTTGCGTGATTGATTCATTTGTCTACCATACAAAAAAATTACAGGTTTTATTTCTAATTTATCTTTTATGTCGGATACGCATGATTTTAATAATTGTTTATCTTTATACACGCTCATATTTAATTCACAATCATCCTCAAGTTTAATCGTGGTGTCATCATTTAACATATTTTTTAGTTTAATATTTTAATTATTTTTGTTTGGTGTCAATTTTTTTATTCTTTTTATTTTTCAATTTTTTGTGCATCATTATATCCTTTTAATATTTTTCGAAATTGATACACAACGTTAAACATGTATTGTGATTTTATGTCACATTTAAAAACATCTATTGGATTGTTGGGTTTTAATTCTTTTGTTTCTTCTCTTGTTTCTTCTTTTGTTTCTTCGTGCGGTACATCTTCGTATGTTTTTTCAGGCATTGTTTCTTCGGGTGTTATATCTTCTTTCGTTTCTTGAAGTTGTGTTTCTTCTTTTGATTCTTCATTAACCGTACTATCACCGTTTGTTTCATATATTTTTTGGGACATTAATTCATCTGCACGTCCCGACTCTATTATTTTTATTTTGACGGCATCTAAAAATTGTTTTATTGTGTTAATTACAATGCTATATCTTTCATTAATATGATTATTTATTGGGTTTATTAATTTAAGTTTTTCTATCATGTTATCTATTTCATAAATCATAATATTGATAATATGTAACGGTATCAATTTAGGATATTCTGTTGTGTTTTTCACGACACTTTGCATATATAACATATAATATACATTATCGTTGTGATTTTTTATGTACATGTCATAATTTGCTTTATATTTTTTAAGGTCTACATTTATTTCATAAAATTTTATATTTATATCTTCAAATATTGAAATTACGTCGGACATATTCTTTATTGTGCCGCTACTAATATCACCACCT